CAAGGAACGGGATTTTATAATGCCAACAGGATGCCGTTAAGAGCCCATGAGGATATTTTAGTATGGTACAACTCTTTGCCTACATATAACCCACAGAAAACAAAAGGAAAGCCATATAAAATAAAAAGAGGTAGCGCATCAGATGTCTATGTTGGAAAAGATTTATGTGTTACTGATAATGTAACGGGAGACAGGCATCCATTATCATGGCGTGAATTTAAAAAAGATGGCGATAAGACACACCCAACACAAAAACCAGTAGCTTTGATGGAATACCTAATTAAGACATACACAAACGAAAGCGAAACGGTTTTGGATTTTACAATGGGCTCAGGCACAACAGGCGTAGCCGCTAAAAACCTTAAGCGCAAATTCATAGGAATTGAGATGGACGAAAACTATTTTAATATTGCACAAGAGAGAATAAACAATGCCGATTAATACACAATACCCAGGTTATGATCTAGCCGTCAAAAAATCAACACTTGTGAGGGACTTTGCAGAGGGTGAATTTTCTGTTAAGGCTAAAGAAGAAGTGTATTTACCTGCTTTAGGCGGTCAAGACGTCGACGAATATAAGGCATACCTCAAGCGAGGTTATTTAGTGCCAGCAGTGGAGCCAACAGCGCTAGCTATTATCGGGGCCATTATGCGTATTGATCCAGTATTCGACCCGGTAGGTTCAATAAATTATTTATTAGAAGATTTTGACGGCGAGGGCAACAGCGCCACAAATTTTGTCGAGGGTATAATTAAACAATTATTATACGCGGGGTCTGCTGGTTATTTAATAGAATACACGGATAAAGCGATTGTCAAAGAATATACAAAAGAGTCAATTATTAATGTTTCGCCAGATTACATTGTATTAATGCAAGAGTACCAGGAGCAAGACAAAAAAGATAAATTCTTGCAATACACTAAAAAAGAATATCTTGAATTGACGTATGATGAAAACGGCAACTATATACAGAATATATGGCGACAGAATAAAGGTAAAGAGTTTGTAATTGTCGAGACGATCACACCCACAAACAGAGGTCAATCTTTAACGCGTATACCGTTTGTTTTTTCTAATCCGTTAAGCTCAGACCCAGTATTATTGCACTTATCAAATATTAATCACAAACAATATATGCAATCGACAGACGAAAGCCATGGCTTGCACTGGACGGCATTACCAACGGGCTTTTTATTTGGCGAACTAACAGACAGTAAGGGCCAGAAAAAACAAATCACGGTCGGCGCTGGTAGCTTCAACCATATTGACGACACCGACGCAAGAGTAGAGTTGTTAGAATTCAAAGGCGCAGGATTAACAGCGCTCAGAGCGTCAATTAATGAAAAAATTGAAAACATGGCTAGCATTGGCGCGACTATGTTAACCGATAGCAGCGGCGGCGTTAGAAGTGCCAAAACAGCGACAATTGAGGCATCAAGTCAAACCGCTACACTGTCAACAATCGCTAATACAGTTGATAGCTTAATGGCTAATATATTGGAAATATTAGCGGAATGGATGGGCGCAAGCGTGCCACCTTTTGAAGTTAACCGAGACTTTATTGATTCAAACCTTGATCCACAATCATTGCTCGCATACTTGCAAGTATATCAGTCGGGCGGCATGAGCTTAAATTCATTTTTAAACTTACTAGTTAAAGGTGAGTTATTGCCAAAGGATATAACAGCTTTAGACGAGGCCGACAGAATAGAAACAACGGGATCTGATTTTAATGGGGGCGTTAATGACGATGAAGAAGATCAGGACGTTCAACTGTAAAAATTGCGGCACTTTCGAGCGCTTGATCTCTGATGAAGTCAAGCTGTTAGAATGCAAATGCGGAGGGGTGGCGAACAGGTTAATATCCGCCGCTCGTTATTTTAGCAATACAACAGGAAGATCGCCAAGTGCCCGACTCAATAGATAGATATACTCGGCACGCCCATTATCTTGAGCAGTATTATAACGGGCAAGCCAACAAGATTGACAAGTATTTAAACAAAATAGCTAAAGATCTAAGGCTTGAATTGACAAAAACTCAATCCGTAAAATCTCAAGCGCGAATAACCAAGCTTTTAAATTTTACAGAGGCTTTAGTGTTAGAGCAATTAGGCGCATTCACTGGTAAGGTTAATGAGCAAGTACCTTTGTTTGCAGATAGTGAGGTTGATTTTGCGGCCAATACTTTAGATCTTGAAGTTAATGGAGACTTTCAGTCGGTTATTCCAGCGCCAGCGCAGGTTTTAGGCGCAGTGAACGCGCGACCTTTTAATAATAGATTGCTAAAAGACTATTTAACAGGGTTTCCAAAAGAGCAAGCAAAGGCGGTTAGAGAGGCCGTATCAACTGGATTTTATGAGGGCCAAACAACACAAGAAATTGTGAGGGGTATTGTTGGCACTAAGTCGCAAGGTTTTAAAAACGGCGCGTTAAATGTTACCAGAACAAGCGCCGAGCGTATGGTGCGAACAGCACTAAACCACACTTCAAACGTTGCAAAAAGTAAATTTTTTGAAGATAATATAGCTATTGTCCCATATTATGAATGGGTTTCAACTTTAGATAGTAGGACTTCGCCAGTTTGCAGAAGTCGAGACGGTAAAGTTTGGAAAGTTGGTAAGGGGCCACTACCGCCTGCGCACTATAATTGCAGGAGTGCAACCGTCCCACTATTAAAAGACCAAGTTAATAAAGATGGTACTAGAAAATTAATAGGCGGAAAGCGTGCTAGTGTTGACGGTCAAGTAAGTGCAGATTTAAATTATAATGATTGGCTAAAAGGTCAATCAGAGAGTTTTCAAATAGATGTGCTTGGCAAAACTAAGGCGGATCTATTTAGAGAGGGCGGCTTAACCATGGATAAGTTCGTTAACAACAAGGGCCAAGAATTAACGCTTGACCAACTTAAAACCAAATACCCTACCGCGTGGGGTAAAATTTAATCGGTGATTAATAATGTTAAAATTCAAATTAGATTCAGAAAGTTTCAAAGCACTAAACGAAGTTGAACAAAGTTTTTACGCTAAATCAGGCGAGGGATATCAACTACAAGTTGAGGGTGCTGCCGACAAGTCAAAACTTGATGAATTTAGATCTAGTAATGTTGAACACATGAAAAAAGCAGAGCTTTATAAAGGGGTGGATCTTGATAAATATCACGCTATGGAAGAACGAGAGCGACAACTTAAGGATCAAGAGTTAATCAAATCTGGTGACATTGAGGGCCTAGTCTCACAGCGCACGAATAGTATTGTTTCAGATTACGAGGCTAAAATTAAAAACCTCACCGGGCAACTGGACGACAGTACCGGCAACTATAATAACTTGATCACAAAAACAGAAATTGAGGGCGCAGCAAACACCGCATTTTCAAAGCACAGTATCAGGCCCGCACTTTCAAGCGCTGCCATGCTATTAGTTAAAAATACTTTCTCGATTGATAACGGGCGAGTAATTGCCAAAGATGGCGATAAAATTTTAGCGGGCGCTGATGGTAATTTGACGATCTCGGAATTTGTCGACTCACTAGGCGAGGATTTTAAAATTCAATCAAACGGGGGCAATGGTAACGGCGGCAGTAACTCACAACAGGCCGACCCAGTAGCGGCGAGGCGAGCGGCTTATACTAAGATGTTAGGGGGCAAATAAACGCTGTATTTGTGTTAGGGGCTTACTAGTAGTATAATGCTTATATTAACTCAGTGAGTTTTTAACAATTTAACCCAAAACAATACGACAGTGTCGTGATTTAACAAAATCATGGCATTTTTTTTGCCTTGAATTCAATCAATTTATAAGGTAAAAAAATAATGGCTACTCAAACGCTAGTACAAGCAAAATTATTCATCAATGACGAAATTGTAACAGGCATTGTTGATGACATCATCACAACCAATCCTATTTTTCAAGTCATGCCGTTTACTGGTTATGCAGGTCAGGCGATATTAGTTAACCGTGAAAACACGTTAGGCGATGCGCAAAACCTTGCGATCGGTGGCACTATAACAGCCAAAGCTGCAAGTACTTCAGTACAAACCCCATTCACAGCGGTAACCATGATTGGTGATGCGGAAATGAATGGTCTTGTTCAAGCGCAATCAGTTTCTGCTGGTGTAGATCAGATGATGGCCGAAGTATCAAGCAAAGCAAAATCAGTGGGTCGCTTAATTCAAACGGGCATGGCTTCTGGTACTGGTACCAACCCACAGATGCATTCATATTCTTCACTGTGTGACGCGTCACAATTTACAACTGCAAGCGCTGGACAGGCTTTAAGTTTTGAATTGTTAGACGAATTGCTTGATCTGGTTAAAGCGAAAGATGGTGAGGTTGATTACCTAGTAGCTAACGGCAAGCAGCTTATTAAATATCGCACTTTAGTACGTGCTTTAGGTGGTATCACTGAGACTATGGTTTTCACAATGCCAAACGGTCGCACAAGAAATGTTGACGTTTATAACGGCATCCCAATCTTTCAAAACGATTACATCGGCTCAGTTGAAACTGCCAACGGCGCGGCATTAGCTGGCGGAGCATTGACTTCAATATACGCTGGTTGTTTTGATGACGGTACACAGAAGATCGGGCAATCTTTTATCCATCCTGATGGCGTTCCTGC